TCTGTCGTTTGTGGAAGTGTCCACTGAATACGTACTCTTGATGCTTAAAGTGTTCAGGCTTTAAGTCACCATGGTCGGGCATTCTAACTAATGCGTTCATATAGAAGCTAGGAAGTTCAAAGTGACCAAACAAATACTTTGTTTTAATGTCTTTCATCTTCTTCCATTCGTCGCCCACTAGCCACGGGACCAGAGCAACATCATCTTCTATAAAGATCTCGTCTACAAACGTAATACCTGGGATATGTTTTGCAAATGCAGTTGAATTAACATCACGTTTGTCTTTATAATACAAATCATGATTGCCATCAAAGAAGTAAAACTTCTCAAATGCTTTGCCTAGCTTTTCCATGCTCCTAATTGTAGCATCCATGGTTGTAAGATTAAGACTATTTCTGTTATGATGCCAGTCTCCGCAGAAGATACCAGTTTCACAACCGGCAGCTTGTGCTTGTTCTATGTACCAATCAATAAATTCTTCGCAATCATCGTTATGTACACGACTATTGCCCTTTAAACCAAAATGGATGTCTGTAAACACCGCAGCTTTCTTAAACAAAGAGTATCCTCCATATATACATGTTATAGTATATATTAATTATTAACACCTGTCAACCTATTTTTTGGGTTTTGTGTAAACTGTTTGAGCTGCATTTGCATTTCGTTGAACACTTGCTTCCCATTCGCCTTGATTTTGTCTTGTATAACTCGGGTTTAAGTCATTCATTTCTAAAATGTCGTCTCTAATGTTTTGATTACGCTTCTCTATATTAATTACACGAACAAAACTGTTAGTAACTGCGGCAGTGTAGTATGCAAACGGATTATCTGACTTAGACTCATCAAACTGCAACCCAATCTGCGCCAGTTGTAGTATTGCTTGTCCTTTCATCTCGTCATTGTATGTGTAGCCACGTACATTGCCTCTTGTTGCATAACGGTCAACAAGTTTTAACCACATCATAGCAAGTTTATCTGTTGCTTTGCCGTGTTTATGACTAAAGTTGCCGTTTTCCATACCGCCTACCCAGTGGCTTTTGCCTACTAGTATAATTTCGCCTTCGTCATTGTACTTGTAATGTTTGAATGGCGGAAAAGGAAGTTTGACTCTTGTATCTGCAACTGTCTTTGGGTTCTTTTTACGTCCGGGCTCTTCTGGAATGTGGTCAAATGTCATTACACGGAAGATTAATTCTTCTTTTGTAATCTCAGATGGTAGTGTTTCACATTCAGCTTGTTTGACTTTTTCACCTAAGCCTTTTCTACGTGCATATTCGTCAGCCGACATCTTTTTTGCTTTGTTGCGTTTTGCTTCTGCAACTGACAATCGGTTAATTTTGTCTACACTTTGCAAAATAATGTCATACTGACCATATTCTTCTGCTGTATAGCTGTTAAATCTATTTTTAGATTTATGTATCTCTTTTAATATATCTTTATTGTTCAGATAATTCTTGGGGCGCATCGGTTTCTCCTATAGTTAACTTATATTATAATATACTATGTTAATTTTGTCAACTAAATAGTAGTGTAGGAGTGAAAATAAATTATGGCGTTTAAAATTAACTTTAATGCAAGTAACTTTGTCAGTAGCATAGTAAGTGATGCAAAGGAAGCAGTTAAGGGTGCAATCGGTGATACTATCAACCAAAAACTTGGTAGTTTAGGCCCACTTGGCAAATTAGCAGCTAACTTTATCAATGAAACTGGCGGATTTGGTGCATCAAATAGAAACAGAACAATATCTCGTGCTATTATATCAGCTGATAATACCATATCTGATCCTGATGATTGGCGTGTTAGTATTAGTGTACCGTCTGTTATACTAGACGAGGGCGAAATACTTGCTCCACTAAGAGCAGAAACAAATGGAAATAGTGCATTTAACACAGGAAACAGAATGATATTTCCGTTTAACCCAACAGTGTTGTTAAGCCATAGTGCAAACTATTCTCAAGTGCAGCCTACACATACAAACTATCCTTACAACGCTTATGAAAGCAGTCAAGTAGATGCAATTACACTTACTGGAGAATTTTATCAAGAAAATCAAAACGATGCGCTATATTGGATTGCATGTTTGCACTTTTTAAGAAGTGCAACTAAAATGTTTTACGGAAACAGTAATCCATTAGGCAATCCGCCAGTTGTTTGCAGATTAAACGGTTATGGTAAGCATGTATTAAATAATATTCCGGTTGTAATAACAAACTTTACAACAGATTTACCAACAGATGTAGATTACATACAAACAACATGTGCAGGAAGAGTTAACTATGTTCCTACACAAAGTTCAATAACAGTTACGTTACAACCACAATATGCAAGACGTTCGCAATCAGGATTTAGTTTAAATGAATTTGCAGGCGGCGGCCATGTTGGTGGTGATGAGGGCTTTGTATAATGAGTAGTCCAAGTTTAAGTCCATATGGAAGAACGCCTATTAACCGAACCGGTTATTTAGATATTTTATCACCACGTCCTGTGCCAATTAACAAAGAAGATATATTATTTGAAATTACATCTGAATATACATATCGTCCAGACTTACTTGCACACATTGTATATGGCAGAAAAGAGCTATGGTGGGTATTTGCTCAACGAAACCTAGATATATTAAAAGATCCAGTATTTGACTTTGTTGCAGGTACAAAAATATATCTACCAGATCCGTCAGCATTAAAAAATACTTTAGGATTCTAATATGGCATTTAATTTAGGTGCATCATTAAAAAGTAGTTTAACGTCATCAGTAGTAAGTTCTGTTAGCAAAAGCATCAGTTCTAATATACCTGGTGTTAATTCTAGTTTAATGAAAAGTGCATTAGCAGGCGCTGATATTAAAAGTGCATCACTTGGATCATTTTCAAGTCTAGGCGGCAATTTAAACTTAGATTCAATAGGTAGTAATATATTAGGCGGATTTGGCAGTGATTTAATTGGCGGCATATCAACTAAATTAGGCGGCTTAATTGCAAATGCTGATGAATTAGTTGGTCTAGCTAGTAACCCATTAAAAATAATAGAACGCGGTGCAGCTGATTTAATGACACTTACTGGTGAAGAATATGGTTTTGCATTAGATCAATATCGTGAACTAAAAGATAAAACTGTTATCACAGACAACTTAGTTGATAATGCATTTGCTCCATCTTACAAAGGTGACGATACATCAGCAAGTAAAATACCAAATCCTTTAAGAAGTCATAATGGGATGAATTATGAAGTTACACTTGGAGTACTTAGTGCATCAGAATATAATAATCCGGCAAGCTATAGAGACGGCGGTGGATTTAAAAATTACATAGTAAAAAGTTCCGGCGGCAGATTAGAAGAACGCTATCAAGTATTTGACGAAACAGGTGGCGGATCAAGTGACCATGCAGAATATTATATTGATGATATTGAATTAGATGCAGTAATTTCACCAAATAAAAATACTAGAGTAACAGCAGGTACAGCATTATCATTTACGGTTACGGAACCGTATAGTATGGGTAATTTTATACAAGCAATTATTGGATCGGCCAATGACGCAGGATATAGTGCATATAACGAAGCACCGTTTTGTTTAAAAATTGACTTTAAAGGTTGGAATTTAGACGGAACTACAGATGCTAATTTTTACAATCAACCTTGTTTTATACCTATTAAATTTATTAATATGGAATTTAACATAACTGGACAAGGTAGTACATACAATGTAAAAGCAGTTCCTATGAGTGAGTCCGGGCTATCGGATAATATTAATAATATTGGAGCGCAAATTAGAACGTCAGGCACATTTTGCCACGAAGTGCTTGAAACTAATGATAATTCTTTAACAGGTGCAATAAACAGACAAATTGAAGACTTAGAAGAATCAGGTGCAATTGCTCCCTTTGATAGATATGTTATTTGTTTTCCAAAAACAAGAGGAACACTAAGAGATGTACTTAAAACAGGAACAATTGACGAAGCTGCATTTACAACATCAACTGAAGAACAAGAAGCTGAACGTATTGGCGCAGGAGCAACTAATCCTCGATTACGTCCAACAAACAATCCTACAATTGTTACAGTGTCACAGCCAAACAAAACATATTCAGTGCTAAAATCATTTGCTGAAAATACTGCATTAATGAATGCTATTGGATTAAGTCCTCTAAATGAAGATACAAATGCTGCGGGCAATGCACAAGAAATGAATCCTACATCAGCAACTAATCCTGACACAGGATTAATAGAAACACAAAATGTTGCAGCACAACCAACAGACAAAGCAAGAGACTTTCAATATAGTCAAGGTGAACAAATTACTAGTATTATTGAAAAAACAATATTACAAACTACCTATGCTGCTGAAAAAGCAACTGAAGGTGCAACTAACGGAATGAACAAATGGTTTAGAATCGATACTCAAGTGTTTATTGATGAAAGTCCGTTGACAGAAGCACAGTTAGGACGTAAGCCTAAAATTTATGTGTATAGTGTTATTCCTTACGAAGTTGACGAAGCAGTAACAGCAGCAGGAAACAAACGTCCAAAGAATACTAAAGGTCTTAGAGAACTTGCTCAAAAAGAATACAACTATATCTATAGTGGTAAAAATGAAGATGTGTTAAACTTTGATATTAATTTTAATAATGCATTTTTAATGACAGCAAATGCAGACCTTGGAATGAACGCAGGCGGCTTACGAGATAAAAATGCAGGCGCAAATAATGCATCTGGCAATCAAAAAGATAGAGGTGCTGTTGCTTCAGTGCCAGGAGATTTAAAAACAGCAGACGATGCTGCTAATGGAATGCAATTTAATAACGGTGTTGCTAATCCTACTGGAGGCGGCGGCTCTGATATTCGCAAGCAAATTGCAGAAATGTTCCATGATAGAATTACAAATATGACTATTGATATGGTTACAGCAGAAATGGAAATTGTTGGAGATCCATATTTTATTCCACAACAAACTGGTAACTACGTTGCAGAAAACGGCAAAAGTCCTGCTATAACACAAGATGGTACTATGAATTATTTAGATCAATCGGTATTTTGTATAGTAAACTTTAGAACACCATTTGATTATCAAGTAACAGGAGCAACAATGGAGTTTCCACAGATTGTTCCTGGATTTAGTGGATTGTTTCAAATATGGGCAGTAACTAACAGATTTTCAAAAGGACAATTTACACAAACACTTAAAATGATTAGACGTAAAGGTCAAGATGATAAAGAAACAACAGGAAGTAGTAATTTGATAAATGTTGATAATAGTGCAGCTCTAAATAAAGATGGAACACAGTCAGATGGCACAGTTGGACAAACAGGATCCAATAGCCCGGATTGTATGCCAGCACCATTAACAGATGATATTAGAAATATTGGACCTGCAATTGCTGATGATGTTGCTAACAAATTAGCAGCAGATGCAAAAGCACTTGAAGCAAAATTAACAACAGTTATACCAGATGTTAGTCCATTAATTGAAGGTGTAGATTTTGGCGTAGCACAAGCACCTGACTTATCTAAAGTTATACCAAAACTAGATGCTTTTGGAGGCGCAGGCGCAGCAATTAGTAATGCACAAGGTATTGTTGATAGCGCAGCCAGTAAAGCACAAAACGCTGCCGCAAATGCAGTAAATAATGCAAGTAATGCTGCTAGTAATGCAATCAATAATGCAAGCGGCGCAGCAAAATCAAAAGTTAGCAAGTTGTTAGGAGGTTAATATGTCAACAGAACACGATGACGATAGTGGCTTACCAGAAGAAAGTTCCGGCAAACTTGAACAAGAAAATGCAGTTCCTGTAGAAGAAGTAGGCCCTTGGTACAAAGAAGAGTTAGGTATTGGCCGCGGCAGAGAAATTTTTGAAAATTGTTTTGACATGTGGGAATATGGTGAAAATGTTATTTTCAATGCAAGACGCCCGTATAAAATTATTTGTGTAATTGATAATACTGATACAATTTGGGACGGATTGTTATATCCAAATCAACCACATTGGTGGGTAGGAGAAAGAATACCTGCACTACATCCTGAGAACATGCCAGATGATTTTAAAGGTGATATTGACTTTATTCCCTTATATGAAAAAATGATAGAATGGCGCGAAGAAAATATAAAGCAATCTATTAAACCAAGAGGTTCAGTAAGAGTTAGTAATTATAAAGGTGTTCCTGTTTACTTACCAGATCCAATGTTAGATTACAGTCGTCCTCCTATACAAGTAGGACAAACAACTGGTGCTAAAACAAATATAAAAACAATCACAACAACTAATACATCTGCAAGCGGTTCAACAACACAAGAGACTGTTGTAGGAAATGTAGCTATTGGCGAAAAGCAGCAAAAAGATATTGCTGCTAATCAAGCAAAACAGTATGACGATGCTATATTAAGGAAAGCTAGAACTAAAACTAAAATTCCTCCATCAGCTAATACAGCTTCTAGAGAAGGATCTAATACAAATGATGCAACCAACTTTGGCGTTGGCGAAACTGTAACATCTGCTGCCACTGATCCACTTAATGCTTTTGGCGGCGCAGGCGGCGATGTCGGACAAAATAATACTGGAGGCGGTATACAAGTACCAGATCAAATAAGTGGACAAGGACAAGCAGATCCTTGTTTACCTAATAATCCTCAAACAACTAGTGCAGGCACAGCAACGGCTCCTGCATCAGAACCTTACCAAGACCGTATATTAAGACAATCACGTGATGCTGCCGCAGCACCAGAAACTCCGTTAGATGCTTTCGGCGGGCCTGGCCCGGTAACACCAACAGCACCGACTACAGTTACAGGTCCTGATTCGGCTACTGCACAATCAGCTCCCGACCCAATAGTTCCAGGAAGTGTATACATATATGAACCACTCACTCCGGGCTTTGACAGATATGATTTTAATTCAGGAAAAAAAGTCTATACGCCTAACAGTGGAGCAAGTAGAAATAACCAAGGACAGCTAGTGACAAGCGGCGGAACAACAGAACCAGCACCAACAGCAGCAGCACCAGTTCAAGATCCAGATGTAGACTTTGATGATGCATATGGCGGAAATTTTAGAGGACCCTTTTAATGGCTAACGGAAATTATTCAAGAACAACTAGTGCTGCAAAAACTGGATTTAAAGATTCAGGACCGTATGAAGCAATTGTTGTTAATAATCTTGATAGTAAATATATGGGCGGATTAGTTGTAGAACTATTAAAATATACTAGTTCAGGAGGCTCGCCAGAGCGTAGTGGACAATTATTAAATGTAAAATATCTTTCACCATTTTACGGAGTAACTCCGCATTCGGCAGTTAGTGCTAACGATGGCTATGAACACACACAAAAAAGTTATGGTATGTGGATGGTACCGCCTGATGTAGGAACTAAAGTACTTGTAATATTTGCTGAAGGAAACACAAATTTTGGATATTGGATAGGTTGTATACCTGCAGATTATATGAACTTTATGGTTCCTGATGGTAGAGCGTCCACTGAAAATACAACTGGAATAACACCACCTACATTAGCAGGTAGAAAATTACCTGTAGGCGAATACAATAAAGCAATAGAAACTGGATCAAAAGTTGATCCTACATTATTTACTAAACCTTATAATAAAGACTTCTCAGAAACATTAGAAATACAAGGTTTAATAAATGACGAAGTTAGAGGAACTACAACTACTAGTGCTAGAAGAGAAGTTCCAAGTATGGTATTTGGCCTAAGTACGCCTGGTCCTAAAGATAGAAGAGATCAAAGTCCGGTTACTGAAATTGGCACAAAAGGCGAAAAAATAGTTACACCATCAAATAGACTAGGCGGTACAAGTTTTGTAATGGATGATGGTGATGAACGCTTTGTACGTGCTACACATGCAGAAGATGGTCCGCCAATTTATAAAAATAAAGGCACAGGCGAAGAAGGTGGCGACAGAACTATTCCGCAAAATGAATTAATGCGTATTAGAACTAGAACAGGCCATCAACTGTTAATGAACAACAGTGAAGATTTAATTTATATTGGTAATGCTCGTGGAACAACTTGGATAGAAATGACCAGTGATGGTAAAATTGATATCTATGCACATGATAGTGTTAGTGTTACAACTGATAATGATTTTAATATTGCAGCAGGCCGTGATATAAACATGGAAGCAGGCAGAAATGTTAATATCAAAGCCGCTGGAAAAGCTAGGGGTGCAGAGAGTGGCAGAGTACAAATTGAATCTAAAGGTAATTTTAATTTACATGTAGGTCAAACTAGTAAAATTACTGTAGGAAAAGACCAACATATTAAGGTAGATAGATCGCAATATATAGATACAGGTAAAAACTTACATATTCGTACTAGTGCTGATAATAGATTAACAGCTGACGGCTCAACGCATATTACTAGTGCTAAAGAACATAGAGAAACAGCAACATATGTACATATGAACGGTCCAACAGCAGCACCTGCAAACAAAGCAGTTGCAGTTGAACCATTACAAACAGTTACATTGCCTAAAGTTAAGCCAGGCGGATTAATAACTAGTTTTGAAAGTATCCTTACAAGAGCACCACAACACGAACCGTGGCCACATCATGAAAACTCTAATCCGTTAGCATTTAAGAAAGTTGAAACAGATAGAGAATCACCAGGTCCGCTTCCTAGTTCAGACCGAGTACTTACTCCTGATACATTTAATAAAAATATGCAAGGAAGAACAGCTAGTGGTTATGTGCAAGGTAGTGGAGGAAATATTAGTACAGGACATATTACAAGAGGTCCGGGTAACGGGCAACCACCTGTGCCACCTGGCGATTATACTAGTGACTTTAACTTTGATCCAGAATTAGGTTCATTGAGTGCTAGATATGAATCAAGAGGAAATCCAGCAACTATTGGTTGGGATAGTACAGGCGGCTTTAGTTATGGTACGTATCAACTTGCAGCAAACGTAGGTGTAATGAATGAATTCCATGCTTGGTTAGGACGTAATCATGGAGAACTTGCATCACCGCTATTACAAGCAGGTGGACCAGCAGCAGCAAGAGCAGGCACACTAGCATATAAAGCAGCGTGGGCGCAAGTAATGGCAACACCAGAAGGTGCAGAAGCACAACATCAATATGCAGTAGTTGCATATTATGCCCCAGGTGCAAGACTTATTAAAAATAGAACAAATCTTGATGTAAATGAACGTTCGCTAACAGTGCAAAATGTTGTTTGGTCAACAGCTATTCAACATGGTCAAGGCGGCGCACGTAATATATTCCAGAGAGCGTTAGCTGCAATAGGATTTCCGCCAAATGAAGTATCATTAACAGAACCAAGTGATGCAGCAATAGTTAGAGCAGTATATAGTGAACGCCGTGCTAACAACGGAACTAAGTATTTTAGAAGCAGTACAGGTGCAGTTAGAACAAGCGTTGTTAACAGATTCCATAATGAAGAAGCAGATGCTCTTAGAAGTTTAGAACAAGAAATTGCAGAAGCACAAGCAAATCCACCAACGATGGAACCGACAGATAACAGCTCTACAATAAGACCTGTTACGCCACACACCGGCGCACAATAAGGGGTAAATATAGTATGAGCCAATTAGAAAAAAATTTATATAAACGAGTAACTGTACAGCAACCTGTGCAAACAGCTAATACAGGTAGAAAATACAGAGGTTTTTCAACTATTGCAGACGCTAAAAGTTTTAGTGTTTACGACTTTGAGCTCATTAAACAAGACTTAATTAACCATTTTCATATCCGCCAAACAGAAAAACTAAGCGATCCTACGTTTGGTACTATTATTTGGGATATGCTCTACGAACCATTTACAGTTGATGTACAAGAAGCAATTATTGAAGATGTAACTAAAATTATCAATTACGATCCTAGAATCAAAGCAGATAACATTGTAATTGATACTTATGAGCAAGGCATCCAAGTTGATTGTACTATAAGTGTTCTTCCATTTGGAATAACGGATCAATTGCGGTTCAAATTTGATAAAGAAAACGGACTTTTATAAGTACAGAATTAAATACGCACTTTTTCCTTTCAGCTAAATATTAGTATAAACAAGGAAACGCATATGTCTGCAAATGATAGACAGTCAAGGTTATTAGTAGCTGAGGACTGGAAAAGAATTTACCAATCATTCCGTAACGCTGATTTTCAAAGTTATGACTTTGATAATTTACGCCGTACGATGATCAATTACCTACGTCAAAATTATCCAGAAGATTTTAATGATTATATTGAATCGAGTGAATATCTTGCGTTAATTGATATGATTGCTTTCCTTGGGCAAAACCTATCATTCCGTATTGATTTAAATGCACGTGAAAACTTCCTTGAAACAGCAGAACGCAGAGAAAGTGTACTACGTCTAGCACGTATGTTATCATATAACCCAAGACGTAATCAAGCAGCAAATGGTCTACTTAAATTTGATACAATCAAAACTACAGAAAATCTTCTAGATTCCAATGGGTTAAATTTAGCAGGACTTACAATAAAATGGAATGATCAAACAAATTCATCTTATTTTGAGCAGTTTGTTAAAATTCTAAATTCAGCATTACCACTATCAAACTCAATTGGCAATCCTTTAAAGTCTGCATTAATTGCAGATGTACAAACACAAAAATATAGATTAAATGCTTCTAATACTGGACAAGCAATTTACCCGTTTACTAAAAGAGTTGAAGGCGTAAGCACCCGTTTTGAAGTAGTAAGTACTGATATAACTGGCGAAAGTATTTTAGAAGAAGCACCATTGCCGGGTAATAGCCCAGCATTTTTATTCCGTGATGACGGATCCGGTGCCGGCAGTGCTAACACTGGTTTCTTTATGCATTTCCGTCAAGGTAAATTAGAAACAGGTAACTTTAATGTTGCAAATCCGACACCAAATCAGTCAGTACAGATTGATGCTGAAAACATTAATGATAGTGATATTTGGTTATTTGCTCTAAACAGTGCAGGATTTGAAAGTAATGAATGGACTAAAATTGATGCTGTAGAAGGTAACAATGTTATCTACAATAGTTTGTTTAATAAAACTAGAGATGTATTTGCAGTAACAACACGTATTGGTGATAGAATTAACTTAGTGTTTAGTGACGGTGTATTTGGTAATTTACCAGCAGGAAACTTTAGATCATATTATAGAACTAGTAATAATATGCGTAGTGTAATTACTCCAAGTGCAATTAATACAGTAAGTATTGATATTCCTTATCAATCAAGAAACGGTTCGCAACAAACTCTTACTGTTGGACTTAAATTAAACTACACAGTTAGTAATGGTGCACCTGCAGAAACTAATACAGAAATTAAACAAAATGCTCCAGCAACATATTATACACAAAATAGATTAGTTACAGGCGAAGATTACAATATTGGACCTCTTGCAATTAGTCAAAATATTATTAAAACTAAAAGTTCAAATAGAATTTCAAGCGGTATCAGTAGATTCTTTGATCTAAAAGATGCTAGTGGAAAATATTCAAACACTAGTTTGTTTGCAGATGACGGAGTAATCTACAAAGAAGAATTTACTGAAAAACAGACATTTACATTCAATACTCAAACAGATATTGAAGGTGTTATATACAATACTATTGAAAGTATTTTAGGCAATATTAATTCACAAAATTTCTATCTTGCAAAATATCCTAAAATTATTGTTAGTGACCTTAATGCAACATGGACACAATCAGCTACAAGTACAAACCAAACATTAGGTTTGTTTAATGATATTGATAGTAATGCATATACTGTAGGGACGTTTACTGCTAATAGTTTAAGATTATTAGAAGCAGGATCAATGTTGAAATTTGTTGCACCTGCTGGCAAACATTTTATGCCAAGCGGTATATTAATGGATGATGGTATCATCGGTGACCATTTAGGTAAGACAAGTTACAAATGGTGCAAAGTTATATCTGTAACCGGCAACGGTACAATAATTGACGAAGCTGGATTAGCACCAATTGTGTTAAATGATGTTATACCGACAGGTGCTATATTAGAACAAATTGTGCCAAACTTTTCTAGATCATTAATTAACGATATTAAAATAGAATTAATTGACCAAACATTTGAATATAAAGATTTTGCTCTTAGATATGATCAATATGACAGACAGTGGAAAATGGTATTAGCAGAAGATATTAATACACTTAATAATTTTGCCACAGGTAAAGCAGGCGATAATACAGGTGAAAATCTAGATGCAAGTTGGATGTTATACTTTAAGACTGATGGCGAAAAATATACAATAACATATCGTAATTTACGCTATGTAATGGAAAGTGCAGATGAAATTAGATTCTTCTTTGATGCTGCTGATAAAATTTATGATCCGGCAACTGGACAAATTGTTAGAGATAAAATCAATATTTTAAACATTAACCGTAAACCAGGTGCGCTATCACCGTTCACAAGAGATTTTGGATGGACAATTACAGATGCATACAGAGATTCAGAAGGTTATTTAGACAGCCGTAAAATACAAGTTCAATTTATTGATCTTGACGATGATGGCATAGTTGACGATCCAACAATATTTGAACAAATTGTTGGTGAAGAAGATGCTAATATTAATACAGATGAAAAACTAATATTTCAAAAGAAATATACAACCACAGACGGCGTAGAAGATTTTAAATATTTTTCAAATCCTATTGTTAATACTGTTCCAGAAATAGTTATAGTTCAAAACGAAGCTGCAATTGTACCTTATAGTTCACGTTTAGAAGGCCAAATATTTTACTTAATTGACGAAGACATTTTTAGAAAATTAAATAAAGCACTAAACAATACAACAATCAATACTGATTATAAAGCCTACTTTGGTCGTGCGGATCTAAAATTCCATTATACGCATGTTGCAGATAGTGGTTATAGAATTGATCCAAGTGCAAGTAATATTATAGATACTTACATATTAACTAAAACTTATGATACACAAGTTAAACAATATATTGCAGGATCAATTAATGTTAAGCCAAAACCACCTAGCAACGACGAATTGTTTAGAAGTTACGGATCAGAAATAAACAAAATTAAAAGTTTAAGTGACGAATTAATATATCATCCTGTAAAGTATAAAATTTTATTTGGTGATAAAGCACCAGCAGATTTACAAGTTAAATTTAAAATTGTTAAAAATACTAATATGGTTATTAATGATAATGAGCTCAAATCTAATATTATTGAAGCTATTAATAAATTCTTTGATATTGAAAACTGGGACTTTGGAGAAACTTTTTACTTCCAAGAACTTAGTGCCTATATCATAAACCAGCTGTCTCCAAAACTGGTAAGTATACTAATAGTACCGCGCCAAACTACACAATCGTTTGGTAGCTTATTTGAAATAAAGAGTGAACCAGATGAAATATTTGCAAGTGCTGCTAAAGTGACCGATATTGAAACAATTGATCAATTAACAGCAACTAACTTACAAGCAAGCGGCACAATAATAAATCAAGTGTCAACTAGTACAATAGCAGGGATTACAAGCAGTGCATCAACAAGTACAACAACTACTACACCAAGTAGTGGATCAAGTAGCAGTTCAAACAGCAGTTCAAACGGTGGAGGCTATAGTTACTAATGGCTAAGAATGATCAAAACGAAAGTGCATTGCCAGTACCGGGGCAAAATAATAAAATTACATCAAGTGATTTTTTACCTAAGTTCTTTAGAACACAGGCTAACAAAAAGTTTTTACAAGGTACACTTGATCAACTTATACAACCTGGCGTTGCTGAAAAGATTAATGGATATTATGGTAGAACAACTGCTAAAGCATTTAAAACTACAGACAATTATGTAAATGATGTAACAGCAGATAGAACTAATTATCAATTAGAGCCTTCTACTGTTATTAAAGATGTATACAACAACGTAACTTTTTATAAAGATTATAATGATTATGTTGGACAATTAAATGTATTTGGAGCAAACACCACTAACCATAGTAGACTAAACGGCCAAGAAACATATGCATGGAACCCAAATATTGATTGGGATAAATTTGTAAACTTTCGTGAATATTACTGGATGCCAAATGGTCCTATTAGTATTCCTGTAAGAGGACAAAGCAGAGAAGTTGTTAGTACATATACTGTTACAACTGAAGACCAAGGCGATAATATTGCTTATGTATTTAATGATGGATTAACACGCAATCCTAATTTAAAACTATACCGTGGACAAACATACCGCTTTGAAATTAATGCTCCTGGACACCCAATGGCAATTGCTATTAGTAGAACATTTACTCCTGGCAGTGCAATTTTAACAGCAGGTACACAAGGACTTAGAGCAAGTGGATTATTTGATGCAGTATTATACGGCAACGAATATGACCAAGGTGAATTTATTATTCTTCCAAGTGGCGGCAGTGTTACTTTTGCAGATGACGATAATGTTTCAACATTATATCCAGATGGAATTCGTAAGTTAGGTGAAGAAGGCGAAGAAGTAGCAATTGCTTATATTGAAAAAGGCACTATTGAATTTACTATTCCTGTTAATGCACCTGACAGATTATATTATATTAGTAAGAATGCAGTAGATACTAGTGGTCAAATTAGAATCTACGACATTGAAGAAAATGCATTCCTAGATGTTGGTGAAGACATTTTAGGTAAAAAAACATACAAAAGTGCTAACGGCGTAGAATTATCAAATGGAATGAAAATTAAGTTCCAGGGCGATGTATTACCTAATGATTATGAACAAAATGATTGGTATGTAGAAGGCGTTGGAGATAAGATTAAATTAATTAAAGATAAAAATTTAATTATCCCAGCTGCATATAGTGATACAAAACGTATTGCATTTGATAGTGATAGTTTTGATACATTACCATTCTCAGATGCTACAGCAAATGCAACAAACAAAGATTACATTGTTGTTAATAGAGCATCTCCTGATAGAAATGCTTGGAGTCGTTATAACAGATGGCACCATAAAGATGTAATTCAAAAAAGTTTTGAACTTAACCATATGCCGGTAGTAGTTGACGAGTCAACTAGAGCTAAACGTCCTATTATTGAATTTGAAGCAGGACTAAAATTAGATAACTTTGGTGCTATTGCTAAACAAGATGTTGATTTAGTAGATACATTTACTAAAGACGTCTTTAGTACAATTGAAGGTCAAATTGGTTATAACATTGATGGCATTAATCTAGCAGATAATATGCGTATCTTGTTTACAGCAGATACTGACGCATTAGTTAGTGGTAAAATTTATCAAGTTAAATTTGTTAAAATTGCAAACAACAGACAGATAAGTTTAATTGAAACTACAGATACATTACCGATTGATTTAGAAACAGTATTAGTTACACAGGGTGTAAAAAATGCAGGTAAAAGTTATCATTACCACGGTGATAAATGGACAGCAGCACAAGAAAAAACTGCACGTAACCAAGCACCGTCATTTGAAGTTTTTGACTCCAATACAAATAGTTTTAGTGATATTGCATTTTATCCGTCAACAACATTTAAAGGTACTAAGTTATTTTCATATGCAGAAGGTGAAGGTACTGTAGATACTGAATTAGGTTTTCCATTAGCTTATAAGTCTATTGAAAACTCGGGTGATATTGTTTTTGATTTTAATTTATTAAATGATACATTTACATACCAAAGTGAAACTGAGTTATTTTCACAAAGTATTTGTAGCGGATATTTAAAGAAATATTCAACACTTACAAAGTTTTCATATGTAAACGGTTTTAGTAGCACTCCGTCAAATAGTAAACAGTTTGTTATACAAGAATACGCAGCAACAGAAATTGAATTACAAAAATTTAAAATTGATGTTTATGAAAATTCAAGTTCTGTAACTGATTTAAAAGTTGTTGTTTTTGTTAATAATAAATTAAAGTTAATTGATACTGATTATACAATTGATAAAACTGCACAAGATGCTGTTGTTGTATTTAATACAGCATTAGAAGCAAATGATGTTGTTAAAATTAAAACAGATTCTAAAACTAGCAAAAATAAAAATGGATACTATGAATTTCCATATAACTTAGAACGCAATCCGTTAAATGACGATGTTAATCAATTTACATTAGGCGAAGTAATTGACCACGTTGATAGTATGTTGGAAGATATACCAGGTTATACTGGTGAATACTTAGGTATAAGTAACTTGCGTGATTTAGGAGATTTAGATCGCTTTGGTAAAAGATTTGTAAAACATAGTGGACCAATTAACTTACCATTGTACCATACTACAAATAAGTCATATAATATTGTAAAAGCAATATCTTATTCACAAAAAGAATATTCAAGATATAAGAAAACATTTTTAGATACTGCTGCTAATTTAGGCTACGATGGTCCTACAAAGGCACACGTAGATCTTGTTATAAAAACTATCAATAGAGATAAAATAAAATCACAGCCGTTTTACTTCTCGGATATGATTGCAACTGGAGCATCTAACAAAATTGAATATACTGTTCTTGATGCAAGAACAACTGAATATCCAATTACTGATAATTTTAATTTATCAACACTAACATCACAAAGTGTAATTGTTTATTTAAATGGTGTGCAGTTAGTACACCAAAAAGATTACAACTTCAATATTGCAGGATATGTTTCAATTGATGCTAACCAAGTTGAAAATGATAAAATTGAAATCCACGAGTATGCAAATACTGACGGAAGTTTTATTGCTCCAACACCAACTAAATTAGGACTATATCCAAAGTATTATCCTGAACTAACAATAGATGATACTGTATTAGGTAAAGAGCCGGAAACATTTGGACCGTTTAAGATTTACGGACAAGATGATATCACTGGAAATAGAGGTTGGTTTTATCCTGTATACACAACTAAAAGTGCAGCAGGTACAGGAGCACTTTCGAAATCACATACATTTACAGGATTTAATAAATTATTTTATATTCCTGTAGCAGATTCAACACTTGGTGGTATTGACGACATTGAAGTAGATGAATATCCAATTGGTGTTGCATTTATTAAAGGACACGATGGTAGCTATACTAGAGCATATCAAGACTTTAGAGATGAGTTATTATTAGAACTTGAAAAAAGAATATTTAATAATATTAAAGTAGAATACTCATCTGATAGATTAAATGTTGATACATTTACGGGCGGTGAATTTAGAGTTAATGAATTCTCTAAAGCTGAAGTAGATAACACATTGTTAGGAAATTTCCAAAGATGGTTAATAGAAAATTTAAATAATCAAACATATACTAATAACACATTTTATGACAGGACTAATAATTGGTCATTTAATTATGCAGATACTACATCACCAGATGGTAATACTAATCCAGGCTTCTGGAGAGGTATGTATGTTAGAGCATTTGACACAGATCGTCCACATAGTCATCCTTGGGAAATGTTAGGAATAACATCTAAGCCAAATTGGTGGAATACAGTTTATGGACCAGCACCGTATACAGGCGACAATTTAGTACTTTGGAAAGATCTTGAACAAGGAAAAATTGCAGACCCAACTAATACACGTATTGATCTTAACTATGCTCGCCCCGGGCTAACTAGCTTTATTCCAGTTGATAGTAATGGTAAACTTTTATCACCATTAGATAGTAGATATGC